GCCTGCGCACGTCATGGGAAGCCGAAGTAACCGACATGGGTGCGGCTCTCCGGTTTTACCTCAAGGATAACCCCGACGCATTCGCGGAGGTAATCCGCACCCTTGCCGACCGTGACGCGCGAGCAACCCGCCGTCCCGTTCCCGGCGTCCTTTACCACGAACGCAAAAAGGCAGCATAATGGCAGGATCAGTTAACAAAGTGATCATCGTTGGCAATCTCGGGGCAGACCCCGAGGTGAAGTCTTTCCAGAATGGCGGCAAGGTCTGCAATCTGCGCATCGCCACGTCCGAAAGCTGGAAGGACAAGAGCAGCGGCGACAAGCAGGAGCGCACCGAATGGCACTCCGTCGCGATCTTCTCCGAAGGTCTGGCCGGGGTGGCCGAACGGTTTCTGCGCAAGGGATCGAAGGTTTACATCGAAGGCCAACTGCGCACCCGCAAGTGGCAGGACCAGCAGGGTAACGACAAGTTCAGCACGGAGGTTGTCCTGCAAGGCCCCGGCGCGGTTTTGACCATGCTGGACGGCGCGCCCGGTGCTGGTGGTGCGGGGAAGTCGTCTGCGAGCAGCCACCAAGCGGCTTCATCGTCGGGTGCCACAAGCCAGAGTGCCGGTAACCAAGGCGGTTTCGCCGACGATCTCGACGACGACATCCCGTTCTGAGTTTCTGGCGCGCTTTGATGGTTCGGAGCGCGACGCGAACACCGCTGGCAGGCCGGTGCAGGATAAGCCTGCCAACTTATTTGAGGATCGACAGATGCGCGTGAACACATCCCCCCGGAAGCGCAATGCACCCCGGCCAGCGTGGAAGGTGGCAACCGCCTATCTGCAATGGCTGCGTGGTCGGCCTTGCATGATGGCTGGGGCGGAATGTGATGGCAGAATGGAAGCTGCACACACGCCCGATCCCGGCTCGAAAGGCATGGGCACCAAGGCGGCGGATAAAAACGCAATCCCGCTCTGCCACCACCATCACCTTATGCACACGGCCAAGGGATGGTCTGCAATCGGCCTTACCAGAGACACAGCAATGACCGCCGCCGATGCCTATTGGAAGGCATGGAAAGGCGACAAAGGGGAATTGGCATGAACGCCGTTAGCACATTCAAGCCAGACGCCATCGACATTGCCATAGACGAGGCAGAACGCCTGTTCATCAATGCAGGGCAGGCCAAAGTACGCGCCGAGCAGATGGACTATCGCCGCAAGTCAGTCCGCGCCGCCATGTTCGTCAAGCACAAGGCAAGCGTCAAAAGCGCTGCCGAAGCTGCCGAACTGGCGGAATGCGATCCGGTCTATGAACTGGCGAAAGAGGATTGGTTTGCCGCCGCGATGGAAGCCGAGACTTTGCGCGCACAGGCAGAAGCCAAGCGGATGAAGTTCGAGGCGTGGCGGACGGCCAACGCGACTAAGCGTGCACAGATGAACCTTCGTTGACCCAAGGACACCACACCATGAGCGACCCCATCAACCAACCCGCCCACTACACGAGCGGCAATATCGAGTGCATCGACGCCATTGCCTCCGCGCTGGGCAACGAAGGCTTCGCCGCGTTCCTACGTGGGCAGGTGATGAAATACACCTGGCGGCTCGGCATGAAGGACGCTCCGGCACAGGATGCGGCAAAGGCGGAATGGTACGCGCGGAAGTTGCGGGATGTGTTGGGCGAGGTTGCCAGCGCATCGGATGAGGCCACCGGCATGACGCCCGACCCGAGGGAAACAATGTTCGCAGCCACCCCCGACCCCTACGGCCCGGAGATCGAGCACAAGCCCGGTGATCCATGCCCGTATCCTGAGGAGGTGGGACGGGTGAAGTACCGCTGTGGGGAATGGGAACGCGCGGATGTTCATAAGTTGTGCATATACCGATGGACGAACAGCAACGGTGATTACGATATTGTCACTTACCGACTCCGCGCAGACCATCCCCACTACAAGACCGCATTCGATCCGGTGCGGGTAGAGGCTGAGCGGCTGCATGACGAATGGCACGCATCCAATGCAACGGACAACGCCTATGTCCTTGCCGAAACCGCAATCCGTCGCGGGATGGAAATGGCCCAGCCTGTGCCGCCGACAGAGGAGGAGTTGCAGAAAATCGTTTCAGAGATCGTGCGAGCAACATCAGATGCCATGAACATTGATCCGTTCAGCCCTTGGTACACCCACTTGAATTTCAAAGCCCTCGACCACCTCCGCAAGCATGTAGCGGCTATCAGGGAGCCTAAGCCATGACACAGGACGCTGAACGGATCGCATCGGGGCTGACCAAGGCGCAGCAGGAGGCACTGGTGTCGGGTCACTCGCGAAAGGTTGGCATGTATCCCGAGCGCACTGAACTCACTGCCAATGCACGATCATGGCCATCAATGATGAAGGCAGGTCTCATCTATATGGCGCACGGTCTCATATTCCGAGGAGGTAAGCCCGATCGGGCATGCCTCACCCCGCTCGGCCTCGCAGTCCGCGCCCACCTCACCAAGGACACAGACCATGACACAGACGCTTGAGCCGTGCCCGACAGAACGCGAACTGGTTGCGCGGGCACTTGCTGCAACTGGCCGTGTGGATTGGTCGATTGCGAAACATGAAGTGGGCAGCATCACCAGTGCGGTTGCTTTGTTCGATCCGCCATGCAGCGACCAGTATGCTGATTCCCGCTTCGGCGATTACAACATCCCGTCACTTCGGGGCGTAGTCGCGTATGCAGATGCGGCGATTGCAGCAATGCCCACCCGCACCCCATCACCCGACCTGACCGCGCTGACCAGCGAGGTTGAGCGGCTGAAACGCCTGCTCGAAGGCCGCGATGCGTTCATAATCAAGCACGGCATGTTTAATGAACTCATCGCAGCACTTGAGGGAGACAAAGCCCTATCCCCCGCAACCATCGTGGAGAAAGCCGGTGAGTGACAGGCGCAGACCGCATCGCAGGGTAATCCCCGTGGCAGTCCCCGACGAACTATCGGGCGTTCTCATTTGCGGACTCAAAAAAGCACTACGACAAGAACCCATGATTAAAAGCGCGAGGGGGCGGTTACTTGCCATGGGGCTTATCACAGACACCTATCCGGCAACCCTAACAGATCGTGGTTTGGCGGTTTACAGGGAGGAAAGCCGGTGAGTGACCTGCCAGATGGATGGATTGCGCATGACGGCGGGGAATGCCCGGTGGCGTTGGATAGCAAGGTCTGCATAATGTTGGATGGCGACAGCCTTGGTGATGACGGAATAAACGAGCCATTTAACGCCAGTGAAGTGCCATGGACGTATCCGGATTGGCCTTTACGCATCATCGCCTACAAGCCGGAGCCATCGCAATGACTGACCTGATCGAACGGCTGCGTAGCCAAGCACACCTAACGCAACGCGATGGGCTTCTGGCATTGCTAGAAACTGGCAAGGAAGCCGCCGACATCATCGAACGCGACGCCGACAACACCCGCGCGTTGTTGTCCCGCATCTCCCAGCTTGAGGCTGACAATGCCGCGATGAACACCCACCTTGCCACCGCGCAACGGCAATACGCCGACCTGTATCGCAAGCACGAGGCGATGCGCGCCGAACTGGAGGCGGTGCAGATTTATCCCGAGGCGGCTTTGGAGAGGTGGGTGAGATGAGCGCCGAACGGATCCGCGTTGAATACGTCATGGAGAAAACCGGCCTGTCTCGTCGCACTATTCAGTCCATGGCATCGCGCGGAGAGATTCCAGGTGCGGCCAAACTCGGTAAGCAATGGACGTTTGACCTGCACAAGCTAGCCCGCTGGGTCCGCGACAAGGAAAACGAATGTCGAAGCCATCGAACCTCTACCAGCGCAACGGCATATTCTACGCCCGCATTCAAGTGGCCGGGACCGAGCGCCGCCATTCCCTTAAGACAGCAAATCGCAGAGAGGCGGAAAAGCGCCTAAAGCTGTATCTGGAACAGGCCAGCCCCTACCATGGCACGATCCGGCGCGGGTTCGATGTGGTCCTGTCCGAGTATCTGGCCGAAGCGCGAACCCGCCTCAAGCCCAAAACCGCCTTGCGCTATGATGTGTCGGCCCTGCAATTGCTCGCCAAGTTCGAGGGGCAATGGTGGGACGACATCACCAAGCGCTCCGTCGTGGAATATATCGACCAGCGCAAGGCGGACGGGGCGAAAATCCCGACTATCAGGCGCGACTTGACCGTGCTTTCCCAAGCTGCTGAATTTGCCATCGAACGGGCATATGGCGCGATCAATCCCGTTGGCGAAGTTGGCAAGCGGCAACTGCGCTACACCAAGCCGCAGTTCGTGCGCCCGGATCCGCATTCACTGGAAACGACTATCTCCATGGCCTATGGGAACCTGCAACCCCTCGCCCGGTTCCTGCTCGCCACGGGGATGCGTCTGGACGAAGCCGCAACGCTGCAATGGACCGACATCGACATAGGGCGCGGATCCGCCACGCTATCGGACACCAAGAGCCGCAAGACCCGCGCCGTCCAGTTGAGCGCACAAGCCCTTGCCGTGCTGACTGCCCAGCCCCGCGTTAGCGCATGGCCCTTTCCCGCCAAGGACCGCGTAACCGGCGAGTACAGGCCCTATAAGCAGGCGTCTACCAACTGGCAGGAAGCGAAGGCCCGCGCACACAAAGCGGCACACAAGGGCAAGTGGCGATACACCCCGTTCCGCCTGCATGATCTGCGCCACATCTACGCGATCGAATACCTTGCAAGTGGCGGAAGTATCTACGCTTTGCAGCGCCAGCTAGGCCACGGCACCATCCGTCAAACCGAAGAGTACCTGCAATACCTCACGCCCGACGAAGCCGCACAGTCCATGAACGCCATCGGCACAGATAGCGGCACACCCACACCGGTTTTAATTGACGATAACGCTTGATTGTCTGGACGTTTCATGGCTTTATGTCGGCACAAAGGAGATTACCATATGGGTCTTGAAAACCGCCGAAGTGGCAACGCTTCCGAGGGTTCGAATCCCTCTCTGTCCGCCATTAGCGGCACAATTCCGCCGATTTTGGATGATAACGTATCGCGCGATTCACGTTCCGTTCCAACGGCACGCGATGGCGCCAAAGTCGGCACACCCCTGCCCTGCCCCACCATCACGCACGACCTGTGCCGGATGAAGGTGGAGTTTCAACTGCGCTCGATCCTGACCGCGATGGGCTTGCCTGATCCGCGCACCATGACCGAACTGGACCGCACCATATCCGAGCGTCACGAGGCTGCGGCTCTGGCTGCGATGGGGAGGGGGTGATGGCATATTCCCTGCGCTGGAAAGTCTCTCTCTGGCTTTGGTGGCTCTTTATGAAAGTCACTCCGCGCTGTCGCCTAAAGGACGACATGCTCGCTGCCATGATAGCTGTCGCCAAGTCACACATAGCCACCACCAGCCCGAGGGGGGAATAACGTGGACGAGCCAATCTTAAAGCTGAAAATGCTATGGCTCTATAGGGGGCATATCCGCGAATGGTATCGCGATGTTTGGAAGCAGGAAGCGGGGCAACGTATGTGCTGCGATGGTCGCGAATGCGGATGCTACGGTGCTGACTACTATTCTTGGTGGGAGCATCTCTTGACCGACAAGGGGCCTAAGTCATGAAGTTATCCGATGAACTGGAACGTCTGGCGAAGGATGCGACGCCGGGGCCATACGACACCATGCCGGGTAGTCTGGTCCGTGCAATCCGTGGTGATGTTGCGATCCCTATTCTAGAAGCCCGCGCACCGTGGGGTGAGATAATCAAGGCTCCGACCGTTCGTGGTGCAGAGGGGAAAGTACTGTTCCGGGCCGGTTCGCGTGGTGCTGAGGCGAGCATGGTTATCCACGCGGAACACCGCAATATCGAACTTGCCGCCACGTTGCTGAACAACCTCCCCACGATCATCGCCGCCATCAAAGCTATGGAGGATGCCACCCCATGACCATTACACAGGCTGAGGCGATAGCGGCGGGGCTGACATTGAACATGCGGGAAATCATGATCGGAAACCTGATCGATATTCCGCCAGAAGAAGCCGACGAACTCGAAGCTGCCGGATTGAAGCTTCCGGCATACTTTCATGAGGAAGGCGATGGTCGCCGCATGATTTGGCCGATCACCCCCCTTGGCCTAGAAGTCCGCGCCATCCTATTGAAGGAACCCACCGTATGACAGAGGCTCTTAAGCCGTGCCCGTTTTGTGGGGGTGAGGCGGAATTCCTCATCGGATCAGCGATGTTCTTCGATGTTGTGATTACATGCAAACAATGTAGCATGAGCGGCCCGATTTTCGATGATTCACCGCATAAGGGTGACGAAGCGATCGAACACAATCGAGCCGAAGCCATCACCGCCTGGAACACCCGCGCACCTGTATGGCAGGATATTGAGACAGCGCCGAGGGATGGGACGGAGGTTGATCTATGGGTCATAGGCTCCGATGGGCAGGCTTACCGCATTTGCGACTGCCGATGGAGTGAGGTGCAAAAGCGCTGGTTCGATCCCGCTGGTGATTATGGAGATGGCGCCTACATCTCGGATACTCAAATACCGACGCATTACATGGTCATCGATCCCCCAACCAGTGAGGCAGTATGACAGATGACGCTTAACCGCCTCCGCTGGTGGCTGCGATACAAGCTAATTTATTGGACGTGGCACCTTATCCGCCATGCGCCGCCTGAATACCGCCAGTTGATCGTTAGCGCGGCGGATAGGGGTAGGCGCAATCTGACAATGGCCCGCCGTTTGAATGTACCGCGCGAAACTGCTAGGCGTGTGAATATCGCTTGTGAAGCTCAATGGTCGAGCTAGCTGCTCATAACGGCCCGGAAGTTGGTTCGATTCCAACCGCAAGCACCACTTGACCGCATTGCGGGGGGATGGTAGAACATCGCCGGATCAGCCTAATAGCTAGTTGGATTGGGTAACGGCCAAGCCAAGGCGACGATGGGCAAATAAGTTCCCGCTCTGCTTCGGCATCGGGCTGGGTATCAGTTCCACCAACGTATAACGGGCTGGCTAGGCTACAGTGTTGCAACCGAGGGCCGACGCTAGATTCTTGCAACCGGATTGTTCGCGCACGTGCATGGCGTTGAACATCGGCAGACGAAAGCGGTTAGTAGCCAAGGCAGTGCGGGACATGCAGACCGCCAGCCCTCGACGAAAGCCGCGCCTGACAGTCGGGAAAGACCGACACCCAACTTGTAACGCTAACTTACAGGTTCAGCCGTCAAGGATTACTTGACATCCCCACCGCCCAATCATGCGCCGCCACAAGCCGCGCCGTGTTCTCATTCATCACCGCGAAGTCGTCCCGCGAGACGGCCACCATGTCGGCAGCTTCACCGGATCGGTCAGCGCCTTCGGGAATGACAGCTTCGGCGCTGGCACTGGTTCCGCTGGTGACACAACCAGATGCGACGCGCACCCTGTGAGTATCAGCGTACTGGCGAGCAGCCACAACAACGCGGGCTTGCAGTTCATCCTTGGCATGGTCGGCTTCCTTGGCTTTGGTGGCGTAAATCTGTTCCTGCGCTTCCTTGGCAATGATCGCATTACGCAGGGCTTCGACCTGAGCCGCCTTGATTTGCTGGATCGTGGCTTGCGCGGATAAGGCTTCACGGTGCCAGCGTTGTTCACCGTTCCAGAACCAGCCAGCGAGGCACAGGGACGCAATGAGCGCCGCTTGCAGGGGATAGGCGCGGGCAAGGCTCAGAACAGCCTGTAGCGCCTTGCGAGCGATGCCCAGCAGGGATAGCGCCCACATCATGCCGCGCCTATCACGGTGAGATACGTGGAAAGGCGCGAATGTATCGCAGTGATCTGGGACGCGCTCAAGGC